TTCCTGATCCATTTATTCTGGAATACAGACCACCTGGAGAAGATTACAAAAGTCTACCTGATGCATTGAATGTTTTATATGAGCGTCTAAATAAGGTAGAAGACTTTTTGGCAGGTGAAGAATGCCAGCTGCAGCAAGAAAAGATAGTACAATAACGATTACTCCACCAACTCCATGTCAAACAACAACTACTGTGCAAAGTGGAGTTTCTAGCGTATTGATTGGTGGATTTCCTGCTGCTGTTGTAACTTCACTTGTTACTCCGTGGCAAGTTGGAGTACCACCAGTCTGTGTAACAACAACTGGCACAGTGATTCAAGGGTCTAGTAAGGTTTTAGTAAATGGGCAACCTTTGGCATATTTAAATGCAAACACTACTGCTGGTCCTATTACTGGTAGTTGTGTTGCTACAGTGGTGGTTGGCTTATAAATCTTTCTGTGGTATAATATCTTTAGTTGTTTAAACTGTATGGCAAAGTCTCCTAGTTTTAATAAGTCAAATTATATTCCTGGAAAACCCAAATGCACTCGCCAAGGGCGCAGCAAAAATACAAATCGTGCTGCAACAGCACGTAACGGAGCTAAGAAGAGGTATCGTGGCCAGGGTCATTGAAGACATCAATGATTGGATAAACAGCATTACAAAACCACAGAAAGACCTTGGAGGATTTCCTGTGTGTCCATATGCTGCTAAAGCGACTTATTGTATTAAGGAATGTAATTTAAGCGATGTCGGTCCCATTGAAGGAGTCGATGTCGCTATTTTTGTAGTTGGGGAGTGTAAACTTTCTCAGATGTTACAGCGGTGCGCTGAGCTCCACATGATTCATAGAGACTATATATTTCTAGATGACCACATCTCCGAACCATCTTATGTTAATGGAATTCAGACGAATTGTGGAAAACATAACTTAATTATAGCTCAGCGACGTGACGACCTTTTAAATGCTAGAGACTACTTAAGAAAAACAGAATATTACCGCTATTGGTCAAGAGAGATGTACAATCGAATAGTCGAGGGATAGCAACCCCTTTAAAAGTTCTGTTTACCCCTTATGGACAAACAGATGGCTAACAAACCAATTCCAGATAATGTACCTTCGATGATGCAAAATGACTTTGGCACTTCTGTGCTTATTACAGATCCTAAGAGTGATGCATTGCTAAGAAAAGCACGTATTCAAAAATATAAGATTCCTCAAAACCGCATGGAAAAGTGGTGTGGTGGTAAGAATGGTTTTGATGATTATGCAGAATGGTTATGAGCGGGACTCCGACATAAAACCTCTGGTGAGCGCGAATCTCCGACACAAGCATGATAAATATATTAGACTTCTAGTGGTATTTCATGCCCACCTTTCAAACCTTTAAGGACATAAGTGTGGCATTTGGTGCCCACCCAAATACAAAAGATTTGGTGGTAACTAAAAATGAAACCGCCATTAAGACTGCTTTACGAAATTTAGTGATGACTAAAAGAGGCGAAAGACCTTTTAATTCTAGTCTAGGCAGTAGAGTTAGTGAATTATTGTTTGATTTATTAGATTTTGCTACTGCTGCTACTCTAAGAGATGAAATTTTTTTATTGGTGCAAAATTATGAGCCTCGGGTAAATGTTAGAGACATTATTGTTACTCCCGATGAAGGCAATAATGCATTTGAGGTTTATATAGAATTTGAAATTATAGGTAGAGAAGTTGAAGGTGCTCCACTATCAACCCAATTTCTTTTACAGAGAACGAGATAATCAATGCCATACTCTCAATTAAATCAATTAGACTTTAATAATATAAAAACGTCTCTTAAAGACTATTTGAGAGCAAATTCGGAATTTAGTGACTATGATTTTGAGGGGAGTGCTCTTAGTCAGTTGCTAGATGTCTTGGCGTATAATACGTATTATACTGCTTTTAATACAAACATGGTGGCAAACGAGATGTTTCTCGATTCTGCTACTCTTAGAGACAATGTTGTTGCTATTGCTAAGCAACTAGGATATAGACCAAAATCAGCAACAGCTTCTCAAGCAACTGTTAATTTAAAACTACAATATACTTCGCCAAATAAACCAAACACAGCTTTAATCCGAAGAGGAAAAGCTTTTACAGCATTTTTTGATAATACTGTTTATCAATATTCTATTTTAGATGATGTGCGAGCACCAGTTAATAATGGTATTGCACTGTTTCAAAATATAAACATTTATTCTGGAGTAATTATAACTGATTTCCACACTGTGCTAGGCGCATTGAGAAATCAAAGATTTTTGTTAAAAAATCAAAATATTGATACCACAACAATTAGAGTGAAGGTATTTAAATCTGCTCAGTCATCTGCTTTTGATTTGTATGAGTATGCAGAAAATATTTTAAATGTATTGCCAGGAAGCAAAGTTTTCTTTCTAACAGAAATTGAGGACGAAAACTACGAAATTAAATTTGGTGATGGTGTATTTGGTAGAAAACTACTGGATGGAGAATATGTAGAAATTTCATATCTTACTACATCTGGTCCAGAAACAAATGGTGCTAAGAATTTTGGATTTAATGGTTTTGTAGAAGATTTAGAATCAACAAACAATAGTATTAACGCTTATTCTTTTAACATAGGAGAAATTACTCTTGTTTCGGCATCTTCAGGCGGCGAATACTCAGAAAGTTTAGAAAGAATTAAATTTAATGCGTCCAAAAATTATGCCACTCAAGATCGAGCAGTTACTGGAGAAGATTATAAAGCAATAATAAGAAATCTATATCCAGCTGTTGCTGATATAACTGCTTTTGGTGGAGAAGAAGATGATCCGCCTGAATATGGAGTAGTCAAGATTGCAATTAAACCCAGATATTCTACCACACTTTCTTCATTTACAAAAACAGAGTTAGAAAACAAACTTAAAAAATATTCGGTTGCTTCTGTAACTCCTAGAATTGTAGATCCATCTATTTTATATGTTGAGTTGACCTCAAAGATTTTTTATGACTCAACAAAAACAACATATAAAAACGACAAAATTCTTTCGTTGGTAATTAAAAATATAGAAGATTATATTTTTCTCTCCGATACAGAAAAATTTGATGGTAAATTTAGATACAGTAAATTTGTTGGTGTCATTGATGATGCAGAATCATCGATCAAATCTAATTTGACTACAGTGATGATGAGAAAAGATTTTTATCCTGCTATTAACTCAAAATATTATTATGAAATTTGTTATAAAAACCCATTTTTAGTCGATGATTTGCCAGTAGTAAGCAGCACACCATTTACTGTTAGAGAGTTTCCTCAATATCAAGTTTATATTGAAGATAGAAAAGGAAAACTTATTTTATATCGTCTAGATAGTATAACTGGTGATAAAATTGTCTTAAACCCACAACTTGGTCAAGTAGATTATGGCAAAGGGGAATTGATGATGAATAATTTAATTATTTTAAAAGGATCTTTTCCCGATGATAAAATTGAAATTCGTGTAAAACCAGCTTCAAATGATATTGTGTCTGCTAGAGAAATGTTTCTCGATGTCGATATTACAAATAGTAAATTTACGATTGTACAAGAGTAATTAGATGGCAACCATTCAGAAAAGAATTTCTACATTAGTTGATCGTCAACTACCCGAGTTTATTTCTAGTGAATATCCAAAATTTGCTTCGTTTTTACAAAAGTATTACGAGCAACTAGAGCTTACTGGGCAACCTCTTGATATTATTCAAAATTTAACTAAGTATAGCGATATTGATACTTACGAAAAAGATTTATTATCAGAATATACTACATTAACTAGTAATGTTTCTAGTAATTCTACTACAATCAATGTTTCTGATACATATGCGTTTCCAGAAAAAAATGGTTATGTAATGATAGATGATGAAATTATTTTCTATGCTTCTAAAACACCAACTTCATTTGTAAATTGCAAGAGAAATCTTAGTGGGACTACAAAATTAGGAGATTTATATAATACATCAAAATATAAAACAGTAGAATCCCATAATTTATCCACAGGATTCCAACATTTAATTGGAGCACAAGTTTTTAACATTAGTAACTTATTTTTATATGCTTTTGTTAAAAATTATGAAACGCAATATCTAGCATCATTCCCAGAAGAATCTTTAAAACCAGAAGTAGATAAAAGAACTTTAATTAAAAACATCAAACAATTCTATAGAGCAAAAGGAACAGATCAGTCAATTAAATTTATTTTTAATTCAATTGTTGCTCAAGATGCAAATGATATTCCTTCCATTTATTACCCAAAAGATAATACTTTAAAAACTTCTACTTCTAATTGGATTGGAAAATATGCGTTAAAAGTAAAAATAATTAGTCAAATTAATCAGAATGATATTTTATCAGTAATTGGTCAAAAAATAATCCAGGAAGAGGATATTTACAATTCTTCCGTAAGGAATAGTTTTGGCATCGTAGATAATATTTTATTTTTAGGAAATTATGATAATGAAAGTATTTACGAAATCGTAATTTCTCCAAATAGTATAGTTGGAGAATTTAAAGTAGCACAAAAAACTTTTCTAACCAAAAGACTGCTTCCTACCGCAACTAATAATAGTAAAATTAATGTTTTTTCAGCAACTGGTTGGAAAAACACTAAAGGAAAAGTTTTAATCGGAAATGAAACTTTTACATTTAAAGATAAAACTGTAAATCAATTTGAAATAGACTCAAGATCTGGAAATGGAGATTATCCAGTAAATACTCCCGTTTATAATTATGCAACATTGTCTGTAGATGTTGTCATCAATGGAGTAACACAAAAAATTAAGTTTTTGGCATTGGGAATTTTATATAATATCAATGTTTCTTCAGGAACGCCCTTTTCATCTGAAGGAGATACTGTACAAATTAGTAAACCTGGATTTGAAACTAGAAATCCTGTAATTTATAGTAAACTTTTATCTGCAAATCGTTGGATTTTAAATAATAATGTTTCTTATAGTAATGTTGCAGGATTAAATGAAGTATTGAATAATGTAGCGGCAATTTATGAAGATGATCAATATTATTATATTGCATCATCTGGGTATCCTTCATATACTATCGGTAATTTTACTGGAATTGCATTTAAAGATCAAAAACATTTAAAATTAATTAAAAAGTATCCATCAAGGACTACTGAATTATATGAAACTGGAATTAGAGATGTTGGAGTATTTTTGAATGGTGTTTTGGCATATGGATATAAAGATTACGATTCTGTTTTTAATTCCCAAAATAATTTAGTTGAAAATGATGTAATTTTTGGTGGTGTAGTTTCTATCAATGTAACAAACAAAGGAAAGGGTTACAAAGCACCACCTTATGTCATTATAAGCGGCGATAAAGGAGCAAAAGCAAAAGCA